ATAATCGCATCCATAAGCCTGTTGATATGCCTTAGTAGCATTGAAGCTTTGTAGATAATAAAGACAAAACAGTTTTTGCTGCTCTGTCAGATCATTATTATCTATTACTGGATGCACCTCTTTTTTGTGTACAACCTTTTCTTTTTTTGTTGCACCCTTTTTTTCAGGAAAACCATCCCACTTTCTAGACTTCCAAGACTTAACTGTATTGATAGATACATCGTATTTAGCGGCTATGTCTTTGTACTTCATGCCGCTTTGATAATCTATGTATGCTAGTTCCCACTTTTTCACACTACACACCACCTCACATTCTTTGCTGGTTAAGTTTTGTTTCATAAAATTATACGGTCAATACTGCATCTGTACTTCTTAATAGCTTCCTAGTTTGAGCAACTTAGTGTAATCATTGCTTTCTTTCACCTTACATATCTCCTTATGTTCCTCTGAATGTTTTCATCGTTCCATACTCCATGACCACAATAGCGAAGCTTGCAACCATCAATTTCGATAGGTGTAGCTTCTCTAGTCATTTCGATAATGGAATATCTATTCTTAATCTGAATGGATAAGACAATGCGTGATGGATCATCTTGGCTAGGTTGCGGATACCTATTAGATAGTGATACGTACCAGTAATTTCTCATCACGTGGCCTTCTCTCTATCTGAGATCAAATCATTGTAAAGAGCAGTAGCTCGTTCCTTTCCAACACGTAATCTCCGTTGAATAGTTCCAATCGTAAATACTTGACCTTGACCAACTTCTTCAAAGCCCTTCTTTAATTGTTACATTTCCTCAAAATCTTTATCAGTGTATTGTTTCATGAGTTTATTCCTCCTTTAATGCATAATAAAAAGACCACTCAACGAGTGATCTAATATATAATAAAGAAGCCACCGAATCACGATGCCTACATAGTTTATTCTCCATTTACTCTTTTAATTATCTCAGATAAACGAGGAATCAATGATGGCCCTGGACATTCTGTCGATGACGGAGAGTTTCCTTCGGCACACTGGTGACCTACGATCCTCATTTTTCTACCATACCGCTTATTAATATCTTTAATTAGTTTAACTAATGAGTCTACCGTCTTGTCACTTACTTTCCAATCTGGTGCTGTTGAAATATTACAATTCTCAATACCTATAGAGTAAGAATTTGCTTTTCCAGCGTGCCATGCTCTTTTTTCTTCTCCGACATATGCTCTGATTTCTCCGTCCGGTCCTATACCATAATGAGCTGATGCTTCTCGCTCACGCCAAACTTCAGGTACACCATCATAATTAGTCATAGCCATATGATGAATAACAACTGTTGTAATCTCAGTGCCATTTCGACTATTCCATCTTTCTTCGCCATCGTTAACAAACTCTTCAAATTGATAAGGTGTAGCAAGCGGGCTAATAATCGTTGTCATAAATCTATCCTCCTTAATTTGTGTAAGTACTTACACAAATAGTATAAAAGTTTTTTTCCTTAAATTTCCATCGAACAGACTATCAAAAATGTCACATCTATTATTTTGTTCTTAGATATAGGACTCATCCATAGAATTTAGCCTTTCCGACATAGCGACATCATCATATTGTGAATAAATGTACATATTGTATAATTTTAATTATCAGCGAGTGGTCCGCTGAAATTATTTATAAGGAGGTGCTTATATGGAAATGTATCCGGTATCATCTAGTAATTTAGTCGCTGTAGGTTATGAGCCAACTACACAAGAGCTAACAATCCAATTCCGTAGTGGGGTATATACTTATGTGGGCGTACCCCAGCATATTTATAACGGTCTATTATCATCCCCATCAAAAGGAAGCTATCACCATAAATACATTAAAAATTATCCATTCCGTCACGGATATTAATTCCATTCGGGTGTTGACTCTGACCAGTCAATGCTCGTTTGTTCAATTTTATTAATAGTAATCTCGATTTTGGTGTGAGGATTAGCATTTTTCTTTAATACCTCAGAAATTTCTAACGCTAATTTGACAATTTCTTTATCCATTTACTTCACTCCCATACATAAATTAATAGACAGCAACATATGAACTATTGTTTGTAGGAGCTGAACCCCACATCCTTTAGTTTTATTTTTTGCTGTCTATAAAAGCTTAATTACAACGATGAGGGAGATTTCCTCCCTTCAAATTGTTTTTGTCGATGTCCTGTTTCCTAATCTTTCGACACTATCATAATAAATCATTTTCTAGGTAGTTGATTGGTATAAAAAAGGTATAAAAAGTGTAAAAACTGGCTACTTAAAAGCAACCAGTTCTAAGGAAGAAGCAAATTGAATGATGATTTTGTTCGATTCTGCTTTTATAGATTCCTCGCTCGTATTATTTCTTTGAGCAGTTACATAAATAGACATACCGTTGATATAGCGATCATAGAATATCTTTTTCCGTCTTTCCGTTACATCGGGTTTATGCGGATGCTGAATCGCTGAATAGCCACGAATGAACAGTTTATGCAAATACTCAAATTCTTCTTGCGCTTCCTCTTTTTCAATCAACATTCGTTCTGCTTCAAATGTATTATTTGCTGTAGAAGGTGGAACCAAGGAGTAAGATGCTGTTACTTTAGGCTCACGAGGTTGCCCTACCCTACATCTAGCTGACAGATATGCTGAAAGAAAAACACCAACATTATGTTTTGTGTTATCCATATCCACATCTTTTACCTCTGGTGTCTCATATTTCTTTACATCGAAAAGTACCATCCATTGATTCCTCCATTTATGATATAATAACTGTGTCAGAATTATTACTTACGGTCGGAAGAATCCGGCTTTTTTTATTACCAAATACTACACTACATTAAAGAACATAGTATCTGGTAAAAGAAACTGATATTAGATAATATATCTATCTTTAGTTGGTTTCAATATTATCCTTACTAATAAGGTTGCTTGCCCCTGAAAAGTTTGTATTGCTATTGCTACTGCGACTTGAACTTATGATGTTGCTCACGAAAATGATATCATTTGCGTTTGTTGTGAATACTGAAATTCTTGTAAGAGACTGAAAATGGTTGTTATTAATGCTAATTTTACTGCCAACTGCGGCACGAATCACAGCATTATCAGTATTCCATAATCTTTTATTAACATAGAACATATTATTAGAGATATTCACATCGATGCATTCTGCGAGAAATAATCCGTGAGTTCTTGCACCTATGAGGTGGTTTCCTAACAGAGTGATTCCCTCTGCCGAAGAAAGCTGAATTCCATAGACTGTATCTTCTACATTGTTAGTTTGATCAATCAAGTTATTCGTAATCAATAAGTTTTCACCATTTCGAATAACTATCCCTAAAGTTTTGATACAGGTATTTTTTTCAATTATCGCACCTTCTATACGTCCAAAATGACCTCGTAATTCTATTGCTCTTCCGTTAGTATTGGTAATACGATTATTTGTAATAACGTATTCTTTAGCAACTGGAAGATTAGTTCCCGAAGTGCCTCCTGTTGAAATACCTACACCCGTGATGTTCTTTACAAAGTTATCAGAAATAGTCATATGCATTCCACGAGTATTTATCCCACTAGCACACCCTTGAATCGTATTCCCATTAAAGTTCCAGTACATACAAGGTTCATGACACCCCAGTGCATAGCCCACTCGGCAATTGGTACATATATTAGAACTAACACTAATGTGATGCGGTGCATGATTCCCTCCTGTTACTCCATGTCTACAATTGTCAAAAAAGTTTTTCTCAATTCGTCCATAACATGACGAAGAAATCACAGCTATACCATAACCACTATTAAAGTTATCAAATAAGGGACTTGTACTATTAAGCAAGTAGCTATTCATAATGGAAAATAAATATGTTCGAGTCATCTGTATACCAATGTGCTCCGCACCATCGATAGTTACTTGATCAATTTTTGTGTTCAGGCCATAGTTGATATTAATACCTGAATGCACACTACCGACACCACCTAATATAATTTTTAGCTTCTTAATTTCCACATTACTAACTGGCTCATATATTTCTGCTCGAAGATTATCATCATGCATATAATCAAAGAGTAGCCCACCATCTATCTCAATTGTTCCATCCTGAAGATCAACATTTACAATTTTTTGAATCTCTTCTTTGAATGGAAGAAGTCCAACTTCTGTTTCACCCTGTCTTTCATTACTGATAATTTGTACCATTCGTCCAGTTCTCGCTTCAAAAATATCTCCAGTAACTGAAAGTTTCGTTTGACCTTCACCCAAATCAGTAGATACTTTTAAGTTTCCTACCTGATTTCCTGAAGCTCTCAATAGAAAAGGACGTTGATTAATGTCTCCATGTGCTAACCCTTGACCATCTAAGATTGTTCTATCACCAACACCTTCAATTGTTACGTTTGATGGAACAAACAAGGTTTGATTTATAATAAAAGTTCCTGCTCCTAGTCGAAGAGTTCCTCCACCTTGCATTCCTAAATCATTTAACAAATTCTGTAAATTTTCAGTATCTGCCGATGGTATTCTCGTATTTAGGTCAGTTATTTTCATTTCAGAAGGGGATAGATAGATTATTTCATTTGCTTTATTAATATTTGAACTCATAATTGTTCACTCCTAATTTTATGATATTTTTTTATTTATATAAAAATCATTTGTATTTTCAATCTTTATATACTAGGATCGCGGATTCTAATTACATAAATAAAATTTACTTCACGCTTATTTATTTTCATAAATTTTCACCTCTTCATCTAGATTATTTTGTAAATTGACCTAGCAAATCCGCCCTCGATGTAAACGATAACAAGCGTTTATCTTATTTCATCCTAAACTAGTGATATTTACCAATATTTTGATTTATTGTATAAAGCTATTATTGACATTCTATAGTTAGACGCTATAATAAGTGGTTCTCAGTTGTTAATCAGAAAAAGGATGTGAAGCTATGTCAATTAAACAAATGGAGTATACAAAAAACAAAGAATTAACTTTATCTGAATTAGAGTCATATACAAAGAAAATTGTCCCTGAATTAGAGCAAGAATATCAACAAATTAGCTTTGTTTACGAATCAGAAGGTGTTGTTTTGGGTAGAATTGTTGGTTTTATCCACTGGGATCATCTACAAATTGAACTTTTCTATGTTTCCAATAATACTCATGGGCAAGGGATAGGTACAAAACTACTAAATCATGTGGAGTCTATCGCTAAGCAACAGAACAAATCTTATATTTTCTTAGAAACAATGAGTTTTAATGCACCAAAATTTTATGAAAAACATGGTTATGAAGTAGTTGGCAAAATTGTTAATTCACCTATGGAAAACCAGATTAGATTTTTCTATAAAAAAGATATTTAAATATGATCATTGACAATTAAGATCAACTTTCAGTTGGTCTTTTATAGTTTCTCCTGATCGATTACTTACTGCACTTCCTCATACCCGTAATTGCAGTAATTGTAAAAAATTTCTTTTGCCTCTTCTACAATTTCTTCTTCTGTCGCATCGTCTTCTACTTCGAAATACTCCACCGCCCCAACGCCAGCCCAGCAAGTCTCTATATCGATACGTATTTTTTTCATCGATGTTCCTCCTTCATAAAAACTAACCAATGTGTTTTTGTTCACTTGCTTAAATATATCTGAGTTTCAATCTTATTATTCGTCTCTAAATCTCTAACGTGTTAGCGTTAATTTGTGGGGGATTTAGGGGGTGGCTCATTTGTTTATAACTGCAAAAGTTATCTTTTGGGTGATAGTTATTCTTTTTGTCCTAGTTATTTGTAGATTTGCAAAATGTAATGCTCAATGTTACACAATGTTTCTTTTTGCATGTCCGATTTTTTATTTTATAATTAAAATATTTAACTATGGACTCGATCAATCGTTATCTGTTTTTATTAGATATTTGATTGGCCTATTTCTCGCAGTTGTTACTTTTATCGCATATCTAATCTATCGCTTTAAAAAGTAACAACTAAACCAGTCTTTATGGCTGGTTTCTTAGTCTATTGCTTCAATAATTCACCATTCTCGTATATATTTCCGATAACTTCGTGGTTAGTTGCTTCTGCATATGATTCCCCAGTATTTCTATGACCTAATCTGTAATCACTTTTCTTTAATACAACTACAAAGCCAGCTTCTTGTTGCAGATAAGTTACATAGCCGGTTAATCCATTTGAGTTTTTTATAATATCCCTCTCAAAAATCTCTACACCGTTCTTGTCTTTTAGTCCTGTGGATTGCATGAGTTCAGCTTGTTCACCAACCTCAAAAACATCGCACCAGTCGTCCACGGTAACATGAGGACCTTCAATCCCTAGGAAACTATGCCCTCGTGTATCAAATGCTAAAACATCTTGCATTTCCTGTTCATCTTTCAATCATGCTCTAAACTTTGGTATCATTTGCTGTCCTCCAACTCAAGATACTTTCTTAAACTACGAAGCCCTTTTCCACGTTTTTTCGTTTTACGTTCAATCCATGTTCCTGTTGTTCCCCAGTAGTCAATGGTCCCCTTATGTGTATTGATTGAAAATTGGTGATTGCTTTGGTAATGGGTAAACTCGAATCCCAGCGCTTTAATATTTTTTGTAGCTGAATCCCCCATTCTTTTAACATGCTGTTTTCGACGTTCTTTAAGATAGGGTTTTACGTCTCTCCAGTATTCAGCCAAATCACTCATTTGCTGTCCCCCTTCTGTAACTCACCATAAATAGAACATCTACGGCGAATCGCTTTTACTCTGCGTTCATTTTCGAGCGTAGGTTGTATTTTATATGCTCTTTTTGCACCCTTTAGGTGATTTCGAGCACCTCTTAATGCATCTGAATATAATTCTTTTGGTGCATCCATTTATTGTTCCTCCTACTTATTTTCTGTCATGGTGAAAGGTACAATGCTCTCAGGCATATAGTTGACTTCATATTTGTATTGGTTCACTTCAGCGCCAGCGAGATCTTCTATCACGTACATATTGAACTGCGTCATATTGATTAAATGCTTTTTGTAAACTCCTTCTTCCGTTTCGACTAGTATCTCAAGCTTTTCAGAATTACTAGTGTTTACCGAAATTCTTCCAATAACCTCAAACTCTACCGTGTTAGATAATGTGTTCATAACAGCGACACGACGAATTACATTGAAGTTATCTGCTTCTTGGCTTACATTATGAGACACTTTCGTAGCTTGACGACATGCCGATAAACTAAAAACCATTCCTATAGTCACAATGAGCATAATTAGTTTTTTCATTTGCTGTCCTCCAGATCACTAGACTTCACAAACACCCCATCAATCATTTGCCCAGTACGTCCTTTGATTTCGTTCCAAGCCTGTTCTAAGCACTCCTCAGCAGTCAACCCATGTTGCATAGCTAAAATGATAAGAGTAACAAGCGTGTCTCCGATACCATCTTTTACGGCTTCTAAATTGCCACGAGCCATGCCAGCGCCGACCTCTCCAAGTTCCTCAATTACCTTCAACATCTGTTTCTCTGGTTGTGCCTGATCCAAACCTTTATTTTTAGCCCATTTCTCAATATTCATTGTCAGCTCGTTCATTTTTCTTCCTCCATGTATTTAAATTGACGACCCTTAGAATCAATATCCATATGCTTCGCTCTACTCCATATGATATTTTTTGACAGCCCAGTAATTTCTGCTAACTGTTCAGCTGTGCCTGTAACTAGAATTCTGTCGCCATGCCAAATTGCAATTTTCCTCGGCGTTTTTCTTCTAAGCTTCTCAGTCCATATCTTTTTACCAAGCTTTTGTACTTCTACGATGATTTTTTCATCTTCTTGCCAAGATTCCGTACTGGTTAATTCAGCAATTCTTTTTATTGCTGTTTTCTTATCCATCCTGACATTCTCCTTTCAATAATTTGAGTACTTGATCAAGTGCGCTCTCACGTCCGCCGTGAAATGTGTTTAACCATTTGTCTTCATACGATGCGCTTTGCCTCATCACTTCTTTGTGCATTAGCTCCACTTGGGCTTTCAACTCATTAATCTCCATGACAGTAACCTTGTCTTTCGAGTTCTATTAAATGCACTTTTAGTCCTTTGATACATTCCCAAAAAAGCAATTTCATATAAGCTGTTTGCCTTAGTTTTGTATGATCAATGTAAAAAGCATAATAATGACGTAATTTCGCCCAACATCTACGATTATTTTTGATCTGTTCGAGATTAACTGCTGCCAGTTGGTCATGTACGATTCCTAAAATGTCATACTCCTCATCTTTTTTGTACTTAGCGATTTCTTTGATTAATCCTAAGTAGTCAAAATTAATATCCAAATCTTCTCCCCCTTACGCTTCATCCCATCGGGGCTTATTTGATCGTTCTAGCGCTTTTTTCTTTTGATAGGCTTCTTGATCGATTGCCCATTCAGGCAGTGTCTCTCGTCTTCCTGTGCGCTTGTAGCCATTATTTATTTTCTTAGGCTCACATTTTTCTTTCCTTGCCCAGCTTCGAATAGTGGCTAAGTAGTTTTTATAAGTTTTACCAGCTGATTCACAATACTCGGATAACCGTTCAATCCGTTCTTGATAATCATTAGGGAATTCTGTTTTGAGTTTCTCCATTTGGTCATCTGACAAGAGAACATTTTTATACTCTCCGTATTTATGACGGGTAGGCTTAGCTTTCGATTTTTTCGAAGGCGGTAACTCTCTTATATATTCTTTTGTATTATTAAATGTATTATTAATAGATGTATTATTATCTTTGACTTTTTCGTCAATAGGGGTATTGCGTTTTTCGTCAATAGGGTATTGATTAATTCGTAGGTACCTATTGATTATTTGATTGGTACCCTCTTTATAAATTATTTCCCGATTTAAATATCCAAACTTAATCAAATCGCTTATCCATCGAGATATAGTCTCTTTATTCACACAATACAAATCTGCAAAGTACTCATTTCCTGCCCAACAAAAGCCTTTTTCATTACATAAGGCAGTTATTTCTCCGTATAACAACTTAGTATTTGGTTTAAGTCTTTTGTCGTATCTTACGTTGGCTGGAATGATAGCGTAATAACTTCGATGTTCTGCCAAAATTATTCCTCCTCATCCACGACGATAATCGTGTACTGATAACAATTCTCCGTAATTCCATCAACTAATCTATTGGTCTTAATTTTTTCAATACTAATATCGCTTTGTTCAGCTTGTGTACCGACGAAAGCAAATGTCATGATTTCTAAAAACAATCTGTCTCTAGGACCCATGTTTTTATACTTAGTACTCCATGTTTGTGCAAACGCTGTTGCATTTAAATTAATCATCATTAGCCTCCGATTCTTAATTTATTGATTGTTTCCTGGTTTAACTTGATCCCTTTGATTTGATATTTATTTTTGAAATTAATCACACCTAGTTGATGTTTTTCCGTGTGGTGGATTCTGCAAAGTCCTGCATAAGTGTATTCTGAATGATCAATTTTCTTACGTTTCCGTCTACCCAACGCTTTATCGAAGTGATCAATGTCCGCTCCTGTTCTTCCACAAATACAACAGACTCTTTTCGTAATACATTTGTACAAGTAGTATTCTTGATTCGCTGGTAAGATTTCATACCCTTCTTTAAAAGGAATATGATGTTCAAAGATGAAATCTAAGATGATATTTGCTAGGATGTTTACGTCACTTACAGTTGTATCCGATTCGTCCTTGAGGCTTATTTTTAGCCCTGTGACACCTTCAAATCGAAAGTAGAAGAATTCCTTCCAGAAGTCCGTTGGTGTGCCTGTATCTATGAAGATATCGCCTATCAGCGCATATATGAAGTTTCTTTGCTGGACCGTGAAGCGACGTGGATCGATGAAACGTACTTCAATGATCCGATCGCCTTCATAGCCTTCGTACATCGTTTTAAGACGTTCGATGTTTACTTCTTCGTTGATTGTTGCGACAATGTCTTTTCTATTGAACTTTCTAAGAACTGCTGAATAGGAATCGATTAATGAATTAAACACTTACATCACTTCTTCTTGTTTAATTCATTTCGTTTTTTAGCAATTTCTCTTTCCAACAGCCCACATTGTTCATAAGATAACTGTTCAAGACTTTCCACATTGTCAGCAATCAGCCCTAGTTTCGCAGTCTGCTCGTTTACAAAATCAATTAACATCGGAGTCATATCTTCTCCCATTTCTTCGTTGAATATCCCTAGGATTTCTTCCAACATATTTAATTTTTTTATGTCGATTCTCTGTGGTGCAGGTATATCCTCGCCTTGATAGACATACAATCCTAAACCATGTAACGCTAACGCCTTAACAAAACATCGTTTAAGTGCATTATTTATCTGAGTAGCATTTGGTTTTATGACCGCTTTGTTCGTATAATCAGTTACTGGAAAAAGCTCAGTTTCTGTGATTCCATGGATCGTTACAGACACCGAAACATAGACACCCGTTTCATCTAATAAATAGGGTTTAAACTCTTCCACAAGAAAATCTTGATGGGTTCCTGAAACAACACTAAAGTGTTTATATTCGTTAATCGTTACTCTTGATTTTGGATCACTTTTTTTCATGATCTCCCAAGCGCGTGCCCACGATAAATAATCAAACTGTCCTTTCTTTTTTAAAACTTTATCTAACTTTTTACTTGATAGTTTTTCAAAATTCGTGATATTTTTTGCTTCACTCATAAAACTTCGCCTCCATATCAGCGATATATTTTTTTCCTTGCCCGTAGTATGAGATATCGATCAAATTTCCTCTCTCGTACTCTTCAAGCGCATCAATCAAGCCGTCTTCGATGACGTAAATATATTCAGGTTTATTTGAATGTTTTGATAGATGGATAAGATAGATATGATCCCAAAGACTCACAAAATTTCCCAGATCATCTTGATCACATGCTAGTTCTTCATCCGTCAAAAGATTTCGTCTTATTTTTCGGTTATTTGTTTCTTTAATATTCATTTTTCCCCAATCAGGATTAGTTAAATATTCATCTAAAGTGGAAAGTTCATTCTTCATATGCTAAAATCTCCTTAGATATGTTTTGTATGTGACTCATTGCTTGCCGGCGGAGTCACTTTTTTATTTGTATCCATGCTTTTCGTTTCTTGATTAGCTGTTTACTTAAAATAGTTAACTTATTGTAATACCACCATCTATCAGCAATCATTTTTCCTTTCTTCAAAACTTCTTTTCGATCCATACGTTCTCCTTTCTTTCGAATCTAATAGGTTTATCAAAACCATTAAACTTGCGAAAATACTTCCTCCCACTACGCTGTAGTGTGCTACTAGTACGAGTAAACCTAAAATGACTCCGATAAAAAGCGTGTCTGTCTTTTTCATAGTCTTATCTCCCTATTTTTAATTTCTAACTTGCGTAAATCTTCAAGCTCATTCGCAATCAGCTCTGCTTGTCTATCTGAAAGCTCATCGGCTTTTCTGAGTGCTGCACGATCATCTTGTAATACTTTTCTACGTAGCCTAATAAGATTGAGAATTTGATGTTCTTGTTGTACTGTATAAGTCATCAACTTACCTCCTATACATCCTCATTCAAAAATTTATTTATAAAGTATTGCTGTCCTTTACCAGTAACAAGAGGCGTGAACTTTGTCACTAACTCACCTTGAGAATTCGTGCGTACATGCTCCCTCACGTCCATAATTCCTAAATCCATAGAACGTTGCGTTGGTTGATTCTTACGTCGTCCGTCTCGACAAAGATAACCATTCTCTCTTAACCAAATGAACAAACGATTTTGCCCAGTATTTATACCGTTTTGTTTTAGAATCGTGGCTAATTCTTTAATCAAACATGAATTAACGCTACCTCTTACTGCATCTGAGAATAATGCTTTAGGTTGCATTTCTTGGATAACCAAATCTTTTTGTTTTAGTTGTTCACCTGCTTGTAACAACAGATCTGCTAGTGAGTTTGGATTGTGTGTAATCTCATACGCTTTTTGATCGGTTAGGTATGCGCCGTTCTTTCTAATTGATGGCAGAACTTCACTCGTTACCCATCGTTTGAACTTTCTAGCACTTGGCAGCTTGGATTTAAGTATTAAGCTGTATAGCCCTGATTCGTTGATGATCGTCATGTTTTGTTTTCCTCCAAGGGTGTCCCATTTCGTTACCCCCTTGTCTTCTTCATCCACATGATTTAGGATTGCTTTTTGAGTGTTGCTATATCCTAAGACTTCTGCAACGTCTTTACCTACAAAATATGGTTCGTCATTTACTAAGAATGTTCGAACTTCGTTTTGTTCGAAATTAAAAATTTGTGGTTGATTCATTATGTTGCCTCCATTCTCTAATAATCTGGTAAATTATCAAATAATCGTTTTAAAAACGGTCGAATATTCTCGGCATCAAAAATCCATTTACCATCTGTATCTTTTTTAGCTAACTTGTTTTTCCGCACATATGGGTCATCGACAATGTACTCCATTATCCACGCTCGTTTTCGACGAGTAATTTTTTCCATGTCAGCAATAGTTAAAAACTGTGGTCGTAAATAGTGTTGGAACAATTCTTTGAGGTATGAGTCTGCATATTCTTTCCAGTAAGCGTCATCAACCTGAATATCCACCGTCACTGACTGTTTTTGTTGTGGAAACATAAATTACACCCCCTTTACTATTACAATCTGTAAATCGTTGGCAATTATACGTTTGTATTCCTGGGCTTTAGGACCTTTTTGAATACCTTCTACAATTTGCTTGGCGTATGTCGGTGAAGTTCCGATTAATTCTCCAAGGTATTTCCAGGTTTTATCTTGACGTTTCATTTGAATCAGGACCATTTCATGAAAATCTTCAATGACCATAACGTCACCTCATTTCTCATATATTTAAGCTAGGAATATAGCTAGAAATTAAACTAATCGTTGATATTTAACTAATAAATGTATTAGTATATAGGTGTAGCTAAATAAGACTTTAAAAAAAGCCATAAATCAATATTTCTAAGTTTGCCGACCTCGAAAATTTGAATTTTATTGGTTCTCTTTAGTTTTGTTTCTAGCTAAATAACTAGCTTATGAATGAAGTATACTAATATTTTCATTAGTTACCAACTAATAACTAATGAAAATATTAGTTATATTCTATCTGAGCTTTAAAGGTGATTAAAATGGAAATTTTAGTGGAACGGATTAAGCAGCTCTGCAAGTCTAGAAGTATTAGTGTCTCAGTACTTGAAAACAAAGTAGGCCTCCCGACAAACACGATTTATCAATGGAAAAAAAGAGTACCTGGAACAGATAAGTTAAAAAAAATAGCAGATTATTTCGACACATCAATTGATTACTTACTAGGACGCACAGACAACCCTAATTCGACACAGGAGTGTGTGCCTGACGACTTAGACAAGATGCTCGACAACGCTATGACTTTTGGTGGCAAACCACTGACCGAGATAGACAGAGCGGCAATTCGCGCTTATATAGAAGGTAGACAAAGTTCGAAGTGAGGTGAGTGTATGCAGTTATTAGAAAAGGTACTTGATGAATGTGGCGTAGGTATTGCTTATGTTGAAATGGAATCAGATAGCTGCTATATCGAAGAAGAGCATACTATCTTCGTTAACTGCAGCCTCTCGCAAGAAGACAGAAGAAAAACAATTTATCATGAAATAAAGTATGTTGTAGATCACAAAGAATTTATTGAGCTCTACAAGACATTTTATTTCAGAACTAAAATGGAATATGAAGCTGATCGATTTATGATTGAGAATTTACTCTACGATTTTTTATCTGAATGTCATATCGATCCATATCAAATAAACATTTTTTCATTTATGGACTACTATGAACTAGATTACAATTGCGAATCTACTATCAGAAATCTTATTTTAGAAATGGTAAGAAACGAAGTTGCAGTTTAATTATTATTTTTTTTGCCTGAAAAACGAACATACATTCTTGAAAAGGAATTCAATATGTTCGAAAAAATTTGACCATATCATACGGTTTTTCACTACAGATTGAAGCAAAATTTAATATTAACATGGATAACTGCTTAAATTTAATACTAACAAATGATGTTTTGTCTCAAATAGAAATATCCGAAGGAGATATTGCGTTAGTAAAAAACAACAGACTTTCAAGATAGAGAGTTAGCCGTGTTAGAGTCCTAGAATGTCTAAGAAAGGTGTTGATTATCATGGCTAGTATCAAGCAACAAGAAAACGGAAAGTGGCGTTTTCGTATTCGATATAAAGATAACGGAAAATTTAGAGAAGTTTCGAAAAGTGGGTTTAGAACAAAGAGAGATGCACAAGCTGCGGCAAATGAACTTGAAAGACAATATAATAACGGTGTTCAGATTGGAGCTAATAACATATTAAGGGCCGACTATTTGGAGGATTGGCTCGAAGTTTACAAAAAACCAAATATCAAACAATCAACTTATCTTAGGTTAGAATGTTCCATAAGACTTCATATATTACCTACGTTTGGAATGATGAGTTTAAAGGAAATAACCCGTACAGATATTGTTAAGTGGGTAAATGACCTAGACACAACAAAGCAACAATCAAGAAACACAATTCGATCAAATCTAAATGTGTTACACGATGCATTAGAGACTGCAGTCTATGAACTCAACTATCTTGAAAAAAATGTTGCCAAAAAAATAAAACTCCCAACCGCTAAAGAAGAACAGAAATTGAAATTCTATTCTAAAAATGAGCTTGCTCAAATGTTAGAATACTTATCCTCTTATAAATTAGGTAAATACGCTCATTCTATTCAATATTACGTCTTATTCTACCTGTTAGCGAGTACTGGTCTCCGATTAGGCGAAGCTTTGGCGTTAGAGTGGTCAGATATTGACGGAGATAAATTATCAGTAAACAAATCACTATCTTACGATGATCATAACAATTCCATAATTACGCCACCTAAATAAAAAACAAGTATTCGTACGATCAAAATTGATGATCGTCTTGTTCACCTGCTAAAAAAACATAAAATAAACAAGAATGAATGTATTTTGAGGTATCGGTCATACGATAGCCCAATAAATGAATCTATGGTATTTTCAAACGAAAACGGCAACTATTTGCGCCATTCAGTTGTTAGAGAATTTTTCTATAAAACATGTGAACCTACGAATGTCCCTGTACTTTCCCCTCATGCTTTGCGGCATAGCCATGCAGTACATTTACTACAATCCGGGGCAAACATAAAGTATGTCAGTACTCGACTTGGGCACAGCACTATAAGTGTGACTGCTGACATTTATATGCACATTACAGAAAAAATCGAAGATGATTCTTTAAAACTCTACCAAAACTATATGAACGAAAAAGGAGCACTCAAAGAGCACTCCTAA